CTGCACCGTCCCACCTTTGGCCGTTCAAGTAAACCAATGGGGCAGGGATAAAAGCGCCATTGTCCTTTCGCCATGCGTCTGTCGTACACATCCAGGCTACGTGCTTGATGATCTGGTCAGCGCACCCGTCATACATCCCTTTGTCCCATCGTGCCTTACAGACCGATTTGCCGCCCTTCCTGAACGACTTCGGCCATGCCGCCCAAAACTTGTCGAAGTGTGATTCAAATAAGCTCATTTTGTGCCTTTCGGTGGTGTGCCTGTATAGCGGTAGTAGCTTTTACCTGGCACACGTTCTTTCTTAATGACCCATCCAAGCTCACGCATGTCAGACATTCGCCTCGTTGGAGTTGTTGACCCGCATTGCATGATGATTTCGATGCTTGTCACGCCGTGTTTGCGTTGCAGCAAGCGGCCAAGTTTTTTGAGTGTTGGGGTCATTTGGCCTCTCCTTTGGCAATAGCTAAACTGACAACGTTATTGCATCTCCTTACCTCTTGCAGCGCATAAAGCATCGCTTGGTTTGCTTCGTGCAGGCGTTTGATATTCTTAATATCGTAAATGCGCTCTGCTCTCATTGACTCAATTTCACCGTGCAGACGACGGAGTTCGGCAGCGCAGTCACCGCCAATGATTTCAGCAAGTCGCAGGGCTTCAGGTTGTTTCATGATTGTCTCCAGTTGCAGTTAAAACATTTCGGGTCTTGCTGCCCAAGTTGGGACAGCGTGTAATTGCAATGCTTGGTCATCGGGTCAGGGATTGTGACCATGTGGTCAAACCTTGCGGCTTTGGTGTGGATGTAACCGTCTTGCACCGTCACGACTTGCTTGAGTGGGGCGCGGTTGTGACAGCCGTACTTCATGGCTTAAAACGCCTTACTGCTTCAATTCCTGCATCAGCAATGTCCCATGTTGATGCGTGTTGCCACCAGCTCGGAAGCCCCCCGCCAGCGTCCATTATTTCTTGACGATAACGCTTGATAATTTCTTGTTGCTTTTTAGTGTATGGCATTGGATTCATTGGCCGTGGTTTTGATGCTTCTTCTATTGCCTTTTCCATTGCTTTGTGCGCGATCATGGCCGCTGCAACAAAACCGGCAGTGTCCGGGGTCACATCGTAAAAATACATCCCTGCGCCATCCTCATAAGCGTAATGCAAGCGAAATTGTCCACACTTCAATGTGTCGCGGTCACAGTCAATTTGCACAGGAACGTATTTGCGCCCTTGTTTTTCGTAGAGTGTTCGGTGTGTCATAGCTCTCCTTTGGTTGATAACGGCTGAAATTTAACCACAAAAACTGACGCTTGGCTGACAGTTTATCTAGGTGAAAACACTGATAAGAAAAGTTTGTTTTGTAAGCAATTTGTCAGGAATTTTCCGCACAATACACCCATCAACAACAGGAGTGCATATGTACGAAGAACTGAACAAAGCCGCTGCCTTTTACGATTACTCGCTGATCGTCAACCTTGGCGGCGAGACAGACTGTGAAGTGTTTTTCAACATTTCGTCAGATGGCGAAGATAACCCCGACTGGATCATCGAAGAATTCCAACTCTTTTTCTTGAGCCAGAACGTCACAAAGATGGTGACACCTGAGCAGGTTGAAGAACTGATCTACGAGCAACACAAAGAAGTTACCGAGCAAATTCGCTCAAACATGGAGGACTGAAATGAGTAACGATACGAAAAACCGAATCTTGGACTGCTTGCTGGCTACGGCCATCGGCGCTAGTTTGGCGGCTGTTATTGTTTACGGGTGGTGAATATGATCAATACAAACACAGGCGGGCCAGCGTTTCCACACACACTGCCCGGACACCAAATCGAAATAGGCATGACCCTCCGCGACTACTTTGCGGCCAAGGCGATGCAGTCGCTCTTATCTATTGAAGGCGGATCATTGACAAAAGATGCTCAAACAGCCTACATGATGGCCGATGAAATGCTAAAAGCGAGGGAATCATGATCGTTATTTACCGCCTCTACCGCTTCCACCGCCGCTGTGGTTTGCCTCGCATCCATGCGCTGAAAAAAGCAATCAAAGCATCTTTGTGCCCGTAAGGTGCTAGTCAGCTTCAGGTCTGACAATATCAACATCAACAACCCGGAGAAACACATGAAAGAAATTGCAACCGCTTTGGTCAAGGCTCAAAAAGCCTTTGGCCCTGCTTTAAAGAACCGTGAAAACGGCCACTTAAAGCAAAAATATGCTGATCTGTCTGCTTGCTTGGATGCTGTCATTGACGCATTTAACGCCAACGGAATCATGCTTATGCAACAAACCCACGAATGCCAAGACGGTGTGATTGTGGAAACAGTTTTTTTGCATGAGTCTGGTGAACAAATGTCAGCGGGTAAGCTGCACGTTCCAGCCACAAAAAAAGATGCCCAAGGTTACGGTTCGGCCATGAGTTATGCACGTCGATACTCTTTAATGGCCGCTTGTGGCATTTCCGCTGAAGATGACGATGGCTCAAAAGCATCACAGGGCGAAAAGAAAAAGCCCACGCTTGACCACAAACGTTTAAATGATGCCATTGACCGTATCAAGGAAAACAAATACACCACGCAAAAACTGCGCGATACGTTTGCACTGACAGACGAACAGGATGAATTTGTTGTGAAGGCGCTGTCAAATGAATAACTTAATCTTTCGGGCTTCAAGACTTGCCGAAATCATGACTGACGGGCGTAGCAAGACTGAGGTTTTGTCAGCAGGTGCAAAGACCGCCATCATCAATATGGCCCGTGAATTTGTGTATGGATACGATACAAGCATCACCAGCAAATACATTACCAAGGGAATCCAGTGCGAAGATGCATCTATTGAATTACTTAATTCGGTGCTGTTCAGCGACTACACCAAGAACACCGAGCGATTGTCAAATGCTTACATCACGGGCGAGGCGGATCTAGTTTGCGAGGATTGCATTCGAGACATTAAGACAAACTGGAGCCTTGAGACTTTCCCAGTCTTAGCTGAGTTGGGCGAGGATAAAACCTACTACTGGCAAATGCAAGCCTATATGTGGCTGTACGACAAGCCACGCGCTGAGATTTGCTATTGCATGGTTTCAACGCCTGAAGAATTGATTGGCTACGAAAACAAGGCAATTCACCTGGTTGACCACATTGCACCACAATTGCGCGTGACCCGCTGGCACATTAAGCGCGATGACGTTGAACAAAAAATCATTGACAAGGTAACGGCTGCGCGTGAGTTTTATCAAGAAATCATCAAGCGCATTGGCAACGAACATCAATAACCACTGAAAAACAATTATGAACAATCAACTGACTCCCTCCCACATTGCAACTACAGGCGATGCCCGCCGCATGATTCTTGACACCATTATGGAACTGCGCCGGGGCGATATGCCCGCCGCTACAGGTATGGCAATCGCCGCAAACATGAAGGTTTTGAATGACTCTATTCAGGTCGAAATCAACGCCGCAAAACTGAGCCTTGTCACCGAAGGCCGCGCCCATGATTTTGGGCAGGTTGTCCAAATGGGCCAGCGCCTGATCGGGGGCTGATATGCCAGCAAAAAGCCCTGAAGCCATAGCCCGTAAAAGGGCGAATGAAAAGCTATACAGAATTGCCAACGCTGAAAAAGTGAAGGCAATGAATAAAAGCTATCGGAAAAACAAAACCGAAGAAGAAAAAGAGCTAAAAAAACGGCAAATGAAGGAATGGCGGGACAAAAACCTAGACCACGCTAACACATACTCAAAGGAAAAAAGAGACACTTTGCACCCCTCTTACCTTGCTTTAAAGATTGGCTTGCCATTGGCAAAAATACCGCCTGACTTGTTGGCCGCAAAGCGTGAGCAAATCTTGCTGCACCGTGAAATCAAAAAGCTAAACGAGGCGCTGAAATGAAAATCAAAAAGATCCATCCATTCATGCGCCAAGCAATCCGCAACAAATGGTCATCAGAGGCTGTTAAAGCGCAAATTCACGCATTGACAGGGGCAGACAAAGACAAGCTGCTCGGCTACGCTCAAATGCTGCTTTTTGTTGGTTCGGCTTGTGCTGTTTGCACCAAACGGGCAGATTCGCCGGAATACCGCATTTGTAAGGCAGGTGTAAACGTTATGGACGACATTAAAGACTCACCCA